ATCACAAGTCTGCACGCTGCCTCACGGCATAAGCAGAACCACTGCGTTCGGGACTGGGGGTTACCCTAGTCCAGAAAACGCCATTGGCGTTTGAAACGAATGCGGTTGTGAACCACATCGAGTCCTAGCCCAGTATCGCTCTTGTTAAGGAGCGACCTGAGGACGTGACACCAGTCACCTGTCTCGTATTTCTCGAGACGGGGAACGGGTACTAATATACGGTGCATTTTGCGGAAGTATGCGGGCATATTTGCCCGTGACTTGACGCCGTGCACCTTAGTATCCTTTCCATCCGGGAGGCTCACTGATTGCGGATCATCCGTAAATGCTACCCCCGAAAGGGTAACATCACGGAAGTTTTCGCCTACTTGTAGGAGTTGAGCTTGGCTCAACCATGTCACATGCTTTTTACGCATGCGCAGGAGGACGGGCACATTGTGTGCACCGTACCATTCCTTGAGTAGTTCAATGAACCATCCGCTGTCTGCTAACGTTGGGGAATCCAGCAAGTTATTGCTGAAAGCCATCGCAGCCAACAAGGACTCAGCATCGTCGTCCAAGTTATGCCTTAGGCGCACGGGTGTTACCCGGCAGCCTAAGACAAACTCCTCCCCGCAGGATTCCCGAAAGGGACCCTGAGAGAAGGACTTGTCTCTATTGACAGTAAAGCCAATAGCTTCAAGTACCTCGGTAGCAGCCTGCGTCATAAACGCAGGCACGACGATATCGTCGCCATATACCAAGATGTGCCTCGCGGCACCCTTGGGGGCTATGGCAGTCAATACCGACCAAATCACAAGCGCCATCACTGGGAAACAGCAAGCTGATCCCATAGGCGCGTGTTTGACAAGGTCAACCACCCGACCATCCGGTAGCTCGGTTTTGCTACTTCGTGCTGCCGTCAACGCGTCACTCCAGTTAGGAGGGAACAAACGTTGAACGACATCAAGTCGTAGTTTATCCGAAGCATCCTTCAGGTCTAGCGTCGCAAGTTTCCCTGCGACGGGTGTTCGCGGATCGAGATGCAGATCTCGACCACGCAAGTACATTTCAGTTTGAGCTAACCTCACGGATAGCTTATCCTGCCAATCCCACTCTTCAGTGGAAGGTTCAATATTGAACCTATAACCCCGCCTTGCCAAATCTTGGTAAGTTACGAAGTCATATTCGTGCATGTCTGGATCGACCGCTTCCGCGGTCTCTCCATTACTCCCCGGAATGGGGAGTGACATGGCAAATGTACCTGCTCTACGGCCTGCGACGTTTGGTCGCAGGGATCCGTAGAACGAAGCACGCTGATTGAACCTTTGGTCCGTGAAGTTCACGCGACCTCGGGTGAGGTAGTGCTCCTCGATGGTGTCATATATGAGACCCATCAGTCCTTGCTGAATCCACATCGTTTCACGCGGCTCGCAGCTTATTAAGCGCGGCCCACGTGCATCTTTGGGGACCAAGAGGACTTTAGCACAGGGGTCTAACTCCGGTGCCTGCATATACTCGTCCAGTCCATCGCAAAAAGCGGTGGGTGAAGCGTAGTAGTACTCAGACATCGGCCAGATTTTGTCGATTTTATCGACAAACCTGGGCGCGGCATAGCGGTCACGAACTTTCGTTCCGCATGCCGATACACCAGACCCGTGTTTAGGCGAAATTTCCCGGGGATCAGCTCCCGCGAGAACACGCCGCACGAGTCTACTCGCCTTTGTCATGACCGTCTCGAGTGGGGTCCATGAGCTTATTACAGCATCATGGCCTTCATTTCGATAGGTTTTTACTAAGCGAGCATAATCGATAGAACACTCAGCCATATCCTTCTCCGTTTTCACGAAGGATTCAATGACTGTTTGTTCCGATTGAGGTGTATGACCTCCACATATCTTGGTGAACACAGCTGTTAGCTGATTCACACAAGCGACTGCATCCACGTCAATATCATAACGCATCACGCCCTCGTCTGTGAAGACTCGGGATGTTGCCTTATAAAGGAAACGTGGGAGGACTGATTTACGTTTTGTTCCGAAGCCATGGGCTCCTTCCCACTGTCCCTTACCTAATCCGGTAAGGAAGGCAGTACGGAAGGCTCCCAAGCCTCGGGCGTAAAATTCAGATCCTTCACCCTCCATTCGTCGATTAAACGTATCAACGTCTTTTTGACAAATGTAGGATGACCAGCGGTTATTACGAGCAAGCCCAGCCCAAACGAGCTGGAGACGATTATTGTTAGGCATATCAGTATTAATTTAATTAATTTCTGACACCGCCGTACAATCTTTGCCATTGCTATCACACGCATACCATAAGGTACCGCAAACTTATCCACCTTCTCGGGAGTAATCCCTCGGAGTGGGTCAGTTGGAGTTCGTCTAGTAGTCATCGTAATCTTTCAATTTCGATGGTTTTCTAGGTCTAGCGCGTAAGAGCTCGGTCAATCGACCACAGGTATTGCTACCTGTGATCTTATGAACGAGTTGAAATATTACGCGTAAGATGCCAAACATGTTCATGATATTGATCTGTAACCAGTCTTGCGACTGGTCACCCATCACTGGGTGATATGTTACAGTTCCTTGTTAAGAACAGAGGTTTGGAACGCACCCGTGCCAGCCAGAGCTAGGAACGTCGCGAGTTGTCCCTTGATATCAGCGTCGCTTGTATAAGGCGAACGTTGAATCACAAGGTACACGCGATCACTGTACGTTTGTCCACTGGTAGAACCAGGGACGGCGTAAGTGGCGGTCATATCGACGAGATGTCGATTGACGTTGTTCTTCTGTGACTGGTGCTGCACGGACATAGTCCGGGCAGCCGACGCCGCAAGGCCCTGTACTGAGTACTGAGACTTCGTTTCGGAGTCGAATTGCTTGGTAAAGATCCACGCATAAGCGCCGGTCCCTACTGTGTATGATGTGGTTAGCATTGGTTTAGCTTGTAAACAGGGTGGGTACTATTATGTACCAAACCTGGCAATGTTGATTGCTCTATGAGCGAACCGTGGACCACTCGGTCCACGAATGCACTGAAACATAGACGGGATTTCCCGCTTATTTCATCGTGCGTTTGATTCGCTGTAGTAGCAGTTCGATACCTGTTATTGATTGCCAAAGATTTGGCAATTTCACATCAGGTATATATGTTGTTGGATACGACGGAGGAACGCTGGTTAAGCGTGTCCGTTGATAATCCGAGCAGGACCACGAGATCGCCTGGTTTAACCCAGACGATTCAGTGACTGCACAATTGGTGGTTGCAGTTGGCGTTACAGCCAACGAGGTGACACCGTCCGTGACCGTCTTTACAGACGACCACGCACCATCAGTCAACAACCACGAAGGGTCAGGCTTGGCCCGACCGAACTGCTCCAAGAATGTCTGGATTGGTAGAAACCAATCCACGACAAACGAATATGGAACCGCTTCCCATATGTCCGTTACGTCCAGTGAGAGTCCTAGCTTTTCAGCTAGAGCTCTATGTTTCGCAACGTCAAAGGTAGGCAACTTTGCCGGGTCGATGCGTTTTACCGCACCGTATACCCAGGTTTTAGTAGTCTTCCGTAATGTGGATATCTTCTGACTATAGTACCCGTGCGTGTCGTTAGACGCGTTATTGGTATGTAGCCAGTAATCTGTCTTTTCCTCTCTATGTTTTCCGGCGATCGGGAAGCGCTGATTCAGCAGCTTCTCTATCTCGGAATTAAGATTGGTCAAGGCAGAATGAACGTTGTTAATGTCGCTTACAAGCGGCTTAACACCGAACTTCCACATGAGGTCTGCACCAGCCACTGCTTGCAATATGCCAAGCGGTGACCGGGCTATGTTCTTCACAGAACGTAGCCACTTGTCGAGCTCTTTGACTGACTTCGATCGTTTCCCTCTAGCTGCAGCCCACAAAAAGTGGACTGGTATCAGTTCGAGGAACGTCGAGCAGTCTTTTAGCTCATACAAACTGTTCAGACCTGACATCACTTCCTTGCTCACGCTTGGAACGCGAGACAATGCAACACTGCTACCATCAGGCACACCTACGTGGGGATTCCCCATAACGGTGTCCAGATAATAAGGCAGAGCATTACAACTCAGGATGGTCTTACACACTCCGTAAGGAGGTAGTGGATTGACCTGAGTGAACATGCACGGCTGTAATTCACCTGACACGCTTTTCTGCGTGTTAGTGCAATTGTGAATTAAGCCCGGTGATCCCGTTTCGTCCGTTATAGACGCGCGGTTATCACTGAACATAGGATAGCCACCTGTAAGGGCGGCTACTCGCGGCGAATACATATAATTGGGATATTTAGGCGACTGAAAGGTCGCTGTTATCTCAACAGTATTAGCCGTTCCGGGCGAGAATCCAGTTGCTGGAATTCTTGCCCCCTTTGTTCGTGTGCGTGATGCCATGTTATTGACGCGACTGCACCCCACCATGG